GTTCACGTTCCACGGCTTTATGTAGGTAATATGGTGGACTACGGAAGCCGCCCCGCCACAATCTTCGCAAATATAATGCTTACTCTGTAAATAAGCTTCGCGCGTCCTGCGCCATGCTGGACTGTCATAGAACGCCCTCGCGTAGTCCTTCGCCATATCTTAACCCCTTTCCGCTTTCAGTTGAAGCGTCTTTAACAGGCTGTCTATTGTCCGCTGTATCTTTTCAGCGTCCACCCGCTCCGCGTTATACCAAAGGATCAACAGGAATTTTCCCGCCGTATCCGCTAACGGCTCTTGCGCTTGCTGTTCTGCCGTTACCCCTGTGCAAAGTTCGATATAATCCGGAATGGCGTTTAACAAACCCGCTATAATATCGTCGTTGTCCGTGCCGTCCAGCCGCAAAGCTTCCCTTGCGTCCTCTAAACTAAGCATTGCACCCGCTCCCCGTTACGCTGTTGCGCGGGTCAGCTTTACGAACGCTTCTTCCACAATGGGCTTACAATCGGCAACCGCCATAGCGCGGTAATCAATAAGCCCTTTCTTGAAGCTGCTTTCGCGGGAAGCTTCGATCGTGATACCCTCGGGCATATTGTAGCCCATGTAATTGAAGTTGCCGAAGATGATCGTTTCAGCCGGAAGGAAATCATCAACCACAACGGGGAAGCCTAAAATTTTCCCGATTGTTTCAGCCTTCGGATCGGCAATAAAGATCGGGCGCTTGTTCGCGTCTACAAGCCCATAGAACAGGCTGTAAAGCGTTGCGTTATTCATAGCCCAGCAAGCGCCGTTAGCATACCCGCGCTTCAATGCGGCGACAACCTTTACAACGTCGGCATATACAAGCCCGTCTGTCTTGCTGAAAGTGAAAGCGTTGGTGTTTGCCGTCCACGAAATACCCGAAAGAACGCCCGTGCCTTCCGAAGTACCCGTACCGTTTACAAGGGCGTTTGCGATACAAGCCATCACGCAATTAGAAAGCTCTTCCACAAGGTAGCTTTCAAACGCCGCAATGCTCATTGTCTGCACCTTCACGCTGATAGAAAGCACCTTCATAATTTCGTACCCGTCAAAAGTGATGCTTGCGACGGAAGGCGCAACGCTGTCAACCGCCGCGCCTTCGGTATGCCAGCTTGCGGCGGTCAAAGGCGTTCCCACGGGAATAGCGATTTTCGACGGCACGTTGAAGCTTCTGCAAACGCTCATAATACCGCCCATATCGCGGGCTTTGCTGATAACCTCGTTAAGCGTCTGCGTAGGAAGAACCGCCGCCGCGCTTGTTCCGGTTGCGAAAGCGTCCGCGCGCTGCTCGTTCATAGCGCGGTTAAAAGCCGCTTCTTCAAAGCTGTTCAGCTTGCGCCCCAGCAGTTTTTTCATAAAGGCGCTTCGGTATTCTGCGCTGTTAAGCACGTCGCCTTCGGTCGCGTCATAGCTTGCGCGGCGCTCAAAGGTCATACCCGCTCCGGCAATCGGGTTAAATGCGCCCGTCTGCCCGCCGTTTCCGGCGCTGCGCTGCTTGATGTTCTCTTTCGCCTGTGCCAGCCCGTCAAGCTCGATGTTCAGCGCGTCCACGTCTGCGCCCGCGTCGGTTGAAATGGTGTTTTTGATCTCCGCCGCCCTGCGCTCGATTTCCTCCAGCGTAGAAGTGCGGTAGTGATTGAAAGCTTCTGCAATGGTTTTGAATTTCATTGTTATTTTCCTCCCCGTTTAATGGTGATAATGGTATTTGCCGTATCGGTGATCTGTTTTGCGAAAGCAAGATATTCACTTCTTGCCGATTTCGGGTTGCTGCTGCCGTCATAGCCGGAAGCGATCTTCTCTTGTTCCCGCTCCAAAATTTCTAATTGAGCATATAGCCGATCTGTAAGGGAACGGCGGCGCTTTTTTTCCGGTTCCTGCTTCGGCGCTTCGTTTTCCTGCGCCGCTTCGGTGTTCATTTTCTCTTCGTCCATCGTGTTAAACCTCTTTCATCAAGATTTTGTTTGCCTTAATAATCGCCGCTGCCTTCTTCTGCTCGGAAGCCGCCGCGCTGAAAGCGGATCGCGCTTCAACGCTTGTTTGCGGGTAGGCAGGGAAGGGAACGACGCTGATTTCATACACTTTTTCGATCGTGAAGATCGTCCGCGTATTGGTCGCCGCGTCGTAACTGTCGCCGCCTTCCGGCACTTTGAAGGCAAATGACATTCCGGAAAGGTCGCCGCGCTGTACTGCCGTATAGACGCTTCGCGCTTCCTCGGTGTCGGGTAATTCTGCAACCATCTTCAACCCTGCCGGATCAATCGTAAGTTGCATTGTCTTGGGTGTCCTTGCAAGCGGCACTTTGTTCAAGTCGTGATTGTAAAACAACCGCGCGTCGGATAAATCCGCATGATCCAGCGCGCCCGCTCGGATAATTTCGATATACGATCCTGCCGGATCGCCTATCTTGGTAGGCTGATCGTATACGATCGGTCTGCCCTCTAATCTAAGGGCTTTTGAAGCGTCTGCCGCCGCTTCCGCCCTTATTTCGCATACTCTAATTTCCTTCATTTCCGCTGTCCTCCGTTTCCGTGATATGTTCGCTTGCGATAATGGTTAGGTCAAGCCATTCTTTGAACAGCGCGTAAAGCTGTATGGGGATAAATCCGTTTTGCTCCGGATCAAATACCGCCATTGTGCCAGCCGGTATGTAATCTTTTTCCGGCGTTTCCGGTATCCCGCTTATATCCCGACGCATAAAACCCGCTATTCCGGAAAGGTCGCCCGCTTTTGCATACAGTGGAATAAACGGGAATTCGTCTGTTTTGTTATCCTTCGTCCCCATAAGCATTACTTGTATATAGCGGTTATTCATTGTCTGCCGCCCCCTTTCCCTCTCCGGAAGCTGCCGAAAGTACGGTGGGCGCTTTCGCCCTTGCAAGCTGGTATTCCTCCGCCTTGTCTGCGTCTACGTAATTAAGCGACTGTATACGCCTGTCGCCGTTCTCGACGCTCGGAAGATTGAGGATTTCCAAAGCTTGGTTTACCGTGAGTAAGCCCATCGGCATAAATTCGCGGATCAGATTTATTTTCGTTGCGTTGCTGGTGAATTGCAGCCGCCCGCTCTCAAACATAATGGAATTGCCGAAGGCGCGTTCTCTGTCGTTGAACAGCTTGCGGGTAAATTCAAGGCTTAATTGCAGGGAAAGCGGTTCTATGGTGCTTTCGTAGAACGCCGCCCATTGATCTTCGTTGTAGCTGCTGTTTACGATTGCTTCTGATACGCCTAAATAGTTGTAAATCTTATCCTTTACCGCTTGCATTTGCTTTTCGTCTATGGAATACGGCTTATTGTCAAGCGGGATATATTCCGAACCGCTATCAATCGCCGCCACGCCGCCGTTGTTCGTAACGTCAAGATAGTCTTTTACAAAGTTATCTTTGATCTGCTTTAACATTTCCGGACTTGCTATCTGCGTCCGGCGCAAAATACCGCGAAGGCTTGCGCCGCTCTTGATCGCGGATATGATACCTTCGTTTTGCGTGTGCGCTAACTGCAAAGCAGGGGAAAGCGCGTCGTTTGGATCGCCTAAAATACCGTTGCCGTTGAAATTGCGGCGAAGGTGGATTATCTCGGAATATGGCAAAAGCGTTTCTTCCCCGCCCGAAAAAATGAAGCGCACATAAAGAACGCCGCCCGCGTCGCTCATAAATTCAGCGTGAACAGGATTAAGCGGGAATACGGCGGCAAGCTGCCCGCGTTCGTCCCGCTGCATATATGCAAAAGCGTTGTTATACAGGTAATAGTGTGTAATCAGCTTATACAGCATATCAAACGCGCTCATATACGGGTTAGGCTCAATCTGCAAAATACGGTTAATCCTGCAATCGCCCTCCGCCCGCTCATGGTTGCGGTATTTGATAATGTGCGATCCCTTCATTTTCGCCGCGTTGCGGGCGATCGCGTCAACAGCGCTCCGGTAAATATCGTTGCTGTAAGCGTCCCCGCTCCACGCCGCAAACGAATTCCCGCCGCCGATAATCTCCGCGCGGGCAACCCCACTTTCCGGTGGCTTTGCCTTCCCGAAAATCCGTTGAAAAATGCTTATTCTTCCCATTCTCCCGCGCCCCCTCCTGCTTTCGACATTTCTTCTTCAAACACTTCTCGCATACGCTGTATTGCCTTGCTTCCGCCGCGTTCATCGGCAAGGGTTTTCCACGGGCGCGCTGGGTGCTTTGAATTTCCCAATTCGTACACATACGCTTTTATTGCGTTCGGTACGCCGTGCCTGTCGTATCCGGTGGGCGAAACGGTAACATACTTTGCGCCGCCCGCCTTCTTGATCTTGCCGGATTTAATCGACTTGATAAGATCGCCGGTATCCTTGATCTTGTATTCCTTCAAGGCGGCTTTCATTTCCTCGCGCATAACCTTTGCACCGGCGTATAACATATGGTTTACCGTGCCTTCAACCTTCGCCCCGCGTTCTTTCAACTGATCGCGTATCACGTCCAGCCCTGTTACTTTGAATTGCGCCATACCGCCGCCCCCTTTCCTGTTCTTCCTGCTCGTTCCTCCGTTCAATCTCACAATCGCAAGTTTCCGAAGGATCAAGGTTGCTCCCGCAATGCGGGCAAGTTCTGTAATACACTTCCGCTTTCTCCCTTCACGTTTAATAATGCCCGTTGCTTTCTCCCACCCCTCCGCCCCTCCCGCTGGGAGGGGGACAGGCTCAAAGGAATTGAATTGCTGCAAACAGGCGCGCCGATCGTCCGTTGAATACGCCTATATGATTTTTGTTATCCCCGTCGCCGCCCTGTTTCTATCACTCCGGCAACTCACCGTAAAGCGGCTTTCGCGGCATATCCTCGCGCCGCTTTGCGCCGCTTCGGTATTCCACGTTCCGCTTGACGGCTCGCCGCCTTCGTGATCTTTGAGAAACAGGCGACGGGGAATTGAACAAAAATCTTATCTTATCGGCTTTGGTTGCCTAACCTTACACATTTACAAGGCGTTCCACGCTGATTATCAATCAGCATTTTAGAACCCGCTTCCGCCCGCTTCTCGGCGGCGCGGTTTCGTCCTCTTCGCCTTTTACATACTTAAAGATCATATACCCGTATGGCGTTATCTTTGCCGATACAAGTTTATAGCCCTTCGGCGGTTTCGGCGGCTTGCTTTCGGAATAGGTGCGCTTTACCTCGGTTGCTTCCTCTACTTCCGGTTCGCACAAATTCCGCGTTCCCTTGTAATGGCGCGCGCCCTGTTCCGGCTCCCAATGGTCGAAAAGGTAATTTGCAAGCCCTGTGTAATCCTGCCCGTGATCTACACCGTTATAGTAGTTGTGTTCCCGCAAGTGCTCGATCCGTGCAACCTTTCCGGCGTTCCATTTCTCCCGTATTTGCTCTTCTGTAATACCGTTTACGATCATGTGAAAGTGAATACGGCTTGTTCTCTTCCCGAACCCTTTTGAAAGAACGGCTTGCATATCTGGATTAAGCCGCCGCAAGCGCCGCCAGAACGGGTTTATAATTGCGTCCGCTTCCTCGTATGTATGCGCTTCGTTTTCGCGGTCAAGCGTCAGCGTGATATATAGCGACTGCGGGGAAAACGTCGCATTTACCTTCCGCGCAAAATTGCGGCGGGCGATCTGCCTTTTGAATTCCTCGTATTCCTCTTTGCTGCTAAATCGCGGGCGCGGCTCGTATCTGCCCGCGTCCTTTACTCGCTCCGGCACGGTGTAAACCTCCTGTTCGCATACGCTCCCCGCGAAAATGCGGCGTTTTGCTCTCATTTTTTCGACCTCCTGCATTGACAAGAAGCCGCACAAATGCTATACTATATATGGTTGTATGTTGCATTTGTGCAGCTACTTAACGTTCATCGGTTGCCGCCGATGGGCGTTATTTTTTTGTCTGTTTTCATATCCCGACTACCTCCAGCAAGCCCGCTATGTACGGATCGCGGCGGCGCTCCGGTGAAAGCGTCTTTGCAGCTTCGCGGCACTCTTCCCGCAAGCATACCCGCTCTTCAAGGTTGAATGAAGAAGCCGGATCGTAAAGCGGGAAATATGCTTCATAGCTTACAAGCTCCGCTTTCCTGCATTGCTGCCCGTGATACCGGTTCAGCCGCAAAAGCCTTTTCTTTACTGCGCCGCATACATACGATTCAAAACTCGCCCCCGCGCTGATCCCTCTTGTAAACGCTTCTTCCGCAACTATAACAAGTGCGTTGTATGCTTCTGCTATAATATCTTCCATTTCGTACCACACATTTTTATTGCGAAGAGCGCCCGACATTTTCAGCGCGGTATATTTGACAGGCTCTAACGCCGCTATGATTGCCGCGTCCCGCTCCGCCTTCGTTGCGAACGGCTTTACGCGCGGTACGTATTCCGCCGCCGCTGTCGCGTAATGCTCGAATAGTTTTTCCGGCTTTACCCCCAGCGCGCCCGCGATAAGCTGCGCGGTTGTGTCCGATATGCTTTTCATTTCCTCTTTACTCGGTACGCCGCCAGCCGCCCATATTTCTAACTTTCCAATCGTACCTCTGCTAACGCCCGCCCGCTCTGCAAGCGTCCCTTGCGCCCAGCCGCGCTCCCTGCGTTCCTCTTCAATCGTGTTCGGGTAGCTCTGGAAGCGGAAATTGAATTTTGTGCTTCTCACTTTCTCGCCCCCTCAAATAACCTTGCACGTAATATGCGCTTTGAACGCCCTGCCTTTGATCGCGTCAAGGTACGTTGCGTAATTCGCCCGCACAATATCCGCTTTCATTGGTGGCGGCAAGAACAGTTCTTCAAAGTCAAGGGCAAATTCAAGATAGGGAATAGCCTTCCGCTTGCAATTCCGGTGCAATGTTCCCATTGTGTAACTATCTTCTTCCATACCCGCATACGCTGCCGCAAGCGCCGCCATCTGTATGCAATCCGTCCCCAGCACTTCCGTTTCGTAGCCTTCATACGGGTGGCAACCGCCGCCGTGCTTTTTTCTCTTTTTCTTGCTCATTTTGCCGCCGCCTTTCTTGTTCCCGCTATGTACTGCCCGAATTTCTCCGCAAGAACCGCCGCAATATCTGTGCAAGCCGCTTCCTCGCCCTTCGTCATTCCGCTTTTCGGGCTTACTTCCCGCGCCGATACAATCCGGTAAAGTTTTACGTTTTCCGTATAGCTTCCGTCCGGCGCTCTCAATCCCATTACGCCCACTTCTACAAGGGCTTCACCCTCTGCAAGTATTCGCGCCATTGTTAAGCCTCCTTCTGTTGTGTTCACACAACACGATCATTAAAAAAAATATAGCTTACCGGCTTATTTAAGGCATTAGCAATTTTTAACATGACAATATTAGAAATTGCTTTTTGCTTTCCGCTTTCGATTGCAGAAAGGTACGGTCTACATACCTTTGCTTTTTCGGCAAGCTGTGCTTGTGTAATACCGTGTTCCTTCCGTACTTCTTTTACTCTGTTCGGCACGCTTAACACCTCCTACTTGTAAAGCATACACTACAAATCACATTTTGTCAAGCGCACACAACAAAATTTAATTGTTAATTTTTAAGGAACGCGATTTCCCTTCTTGATTTTTTGTAGTGTGTAGTTTACAATATGAATGAAGGCGGTGTAGTGTATGAATAACAACGAATTAGGCGAAAAAATCCGGAAAGCGCGCGGGGATTTGTCCTTGCGTGATTTCGCAAAAAAATGCGGCATTAGCCACACGCACTTAGATAGTATAGAAAAGGGCTATGATCCCCGAACCGGAAAGCCCGTTAAAGTTAGCCTTGAAACAATAAAAAAACTGTCGCATGGTACGGGAATCCCTTTGCATGAATTGATAGACTATGATCTAAATGAACTAATTGAAATTGCTGAAAAACCCGCCGCCGCTCGTACTGATATAGAAGCGTATGCACACGATTATATGCAAGAACAGCTTTCCGATCTCGGAATTTCTCTTGCGGAAGCCTTGCATAAAGAATTAAATTACGAACAAAACCAAGCCGCAAAGGGCGTTTATTCGGCTATTCACGCTTTATTAGAAAATCTTAAACAGCTTCCCGAAAATGAGCGACTTTCGATAATAAAAGAGCTTTGCCATTTCTGTAATGAGTATTTGAAAATGAAGGGGGAAGAATAATGCAGCAAGCATTAAACGCGGTCATATACGCCCGCTATTCTTCCCATAGCCAGCAGGAACAAAGTATAGAAGGGCAGTTGCGCGATTGTTACGCCTACGCCCAGCGGGAAGGGCTGCAAGTAGTCGGGGAATATATCGACCGTGCAATCAGCGGAAAGACGGACGAACGCCCCGACTTTCAAAGAATGATCGCCGACGCAAGCAAAAAGCAGTTTCAACGGGTTATTGTCTGGAAGCTGGATCGCTTCGCCCGCAACCGCTACGACAGCGCCCATTATAAAGCGAAGCTGAAAAAATACGGCGTGAAGGTTGTTTCCGCTACGGAAAACATTTCCGACGAACCGGAAGGGATTATCCTTGAAGGGCTGCTCGAAAGTATGGCGGAATACTATTCCGCAAACCTTTCAAAGCACGTCCGGCGCGGTCAGCGGGAAAGCATTATCAACGGAACGTATTTAGGCGGCGTTCCTCCGATCGGCTACAAGGTGGAAAACAAGCGGCTTGTAATTGACGAACGCACCGCGCCCACGATCCGTTATATGTTTGAACAGTATGCGAAAGGCGTTCCAAAGCGGGAAATCATAGCCGAATTGAACGCGCGCGGCATTCGCAACAAAAAGGGAAAGCCGCTTACATTGTCAAGTATGCAAGCGGCTTTGAGGAATGAAAAATATATCGGGATTTACCGTTATAGCGGGCAGGAAGTAACGGGCGGTTGTGAAGCGCTCATAGATGAAGCGACATTCCGCAAGGTTCAAGAACGGCTCGACAAGGTAAAACACGCCCCCGCCGCCGCGAAAGCGAAGATAGATTATCTTTTGCAGGGAAAAGCCTTTTGCGGCTACTGCGGTTCGCGTATGGTAGGCGAAAGTGGGCGCGGGAAAATGGGGAACACATACCATTATTACGCCTGTGGCAAGCGGAAGAAGGAACACACCTGCGCGAAGAAGAACGAAAAGAAAGATTTTATTGAATGGTATGTAGTCGAACAAACGGTTGAATATGTGCTAACGCCGGATCGTATGGACTATATCGCCGCCGCCCTTGTCGCTCAATATGAAAAGGACTTCGGGGACAACCGCATAAAGGACTATGAAAAGCAGTTAGAGCGGATCAACAGCGAAATACGTTCCCTTGTCGATACGCTCGCCGTTTGCCCGCCCTCCGCGCGTCAACCGATATTCGACAAGATGGAATTGCTCGACGTTCAGAAAACCGATCTTGAAATTGATATTGCAAAACTGCGTGTTGCCGCCCGCGTCCAGCTTACCGAAGAACAAATAAAAGTGTGGCTCAAACAGTTTTGTAAAGGCGATCTCGACGATATGGAATTCAGAGAACGTATTATTGACGTTTTTATAAACTCCGTCTACCTGTACGACGATAAGACGGTTATTTATTACAACATCGAAGGCGGGAAGCAGGTTAGCTATATGGAAATGCTCGACAGCACCGAAGAACCGCCCTTCGCGGACGATCCGCAAGGCTCTTCCGGTGTTCGGATTTCAAACGATACGCCCCGCCATATTAAGGGACAAACCTTTAATACAAAAACAGCCTTCCTTTTTGGAGGGCTGTTTTTGTATCTATGCCCGGAAAGCCTAATATTGTGGGCTTTCCAGGCTTTTTCTATTTTCAGGTAGCTTGGCGATGCAGCTCGCCAGCGGGCTTGCCTCCTTCTTTATTTTCTGCCCGCTTGAAAGGCTCTCAACAATCCCTGCAGATCACATTGACCTCACGCGTCGCCCGGATGATGGTGCCGCAACAGGGGCATACATGCTTGATACTGCGGTTCTTGGATTTTTTGCTCCCGCCCTTTGTCGTGCCTTCCACTGGCTGGCGACTGGCGTTGATTTTATCCTTGCCCAAGGATTTTCTGATCCAGGCCTCTGCCTCGGCTGTCGATGTTGTGATATTTGTCGTGCTTCTCAATGTGGGGGCCATGGGCCTCGGCTGTGGCCTTGAATTACACACCATCGGTCAAAAAGTAAGCTCAAAAAGCCTTAAAACATATCTTTTTTCATTGCCGAAGGGGACGCAAAAGCCCTGCCGGAGCGGGGCTAATCAAATCAACAAACTGGGAGCTATCGCTCTGACATATATTTTTGTATTTCATCAGAAGTCAACTTTTTTATCTGTGTTTTTGCATACTCTCTATATTCTTCAACAATGA